AAGCAGGTGGCGAGCGAGCTGGGGATCTCGGTGCGCACCGTCGCCTTTCACAAATACAAGGCCATGGGCAACAACGGCTTGCAGAACAACGCAGACCTGATGGCATTTGCCCTGCGCCACGGGCTGATCCGCCGATGAACAGGCGCACGCAACCGGCGCATGGCCTGGTGCCGGGTTCGTCGGAAGAGAGCCAGCTGCTGATGTTCGCGCTGGAGCGCAACGGGTCGAACATCAGCGCCACCGCACGCGATCTCGGCGTGTCGCGGGTCACGCTCTACCGCATGATGGAGCGCAACCGCCTCTCCCTGGAGTGGACGTGTCGCGTGGTGCGCTGGCAACGCGTGCTAAGCGATGCCGCCGCCGACCCGGCTCGGGGGCCGGCAACCGAAGATTAGCTCGTAGAGCGCCTCCAGATCAGCCAGGCGCAGGTAGCTGATTAGTGTGCCCTGCAGCAGCGCCGCGTATTGCGGCTCCATGAACAGCCGGCACCCGGTGCGCAGAAAGTCGCGGTATTGGCGGCTCGGACGCATGGCTACAGCACTCCTGGGCGCCAGCCTCGCTGCGACTGCCGAATAGCGCGCAGCAGCGGCGCGTGGCGTGGATCTGGGGCGGGAGGGGCCGCTTGAGCGGATCGCGCGGACACCCTCCCTTGGCTCGCCCCAACTGATCCGCCATCGAGGTCCGCCAACGGGTCCAGCGCCGGGACAGGGCGCTCGGGATATTGGTTTATTTCATGCTGCAGCCGCGCCAGGCGCTCCTGCCGGTACTGGTCAGCCGCCTGCATCGACTGCTGCACCGCCGCCTGGTAGCGGCCCAGCTCCTGCTGCGGCGCGTAGCCGAGCTGCTGCGCCGCCATGTTCATCGCCTGCTGCTGCTGCTGGGCGTAGGGGTTCTGCCAATCGACGGCGGACCCCAATGCGCCTAACGCGCCCAGCTCCTGCAGGAACGGACCCTGCGCGTTGTTCCACCGGTCGATCCGTCCGCCCATGCCCATGCGTGTGCCTCCTAGTGCGCGCCGCCTGGCACGCGCCAGGGGCGGTCCTCGGGTGGGTCGTCGGCCAGCTTGCGCATGTCGGCCTCCATGAGGTTGGCCATATGCCGCAACAGCGTCGGCAGGTCTGGCGCGACATTGCTGTTGGTTTGCGCGCAGAAGCCCGAGCCGCGTTTGCCTTCGATGACGATGAGGATGACCGCCTCGGCCTCGGTGCGCTCGCGGACCAGGGTCACCTCGTCGTCATACTTGCCGGGGCCGACGCTCATGCATTGCCCTTCGTGCCGGCCTCGATCAGCTTGCCCTCGTCGGCCAGGCGCCGGGAGATTTCGGTGGCCAGCTTGCGAACCTTGGCATCGTCAGTCATTGCGGCTCGTCGGTTCCCATGTCACCCACTCCCAGATCGCTCGGGTCTTTTCCTCGCCTATCGCCGCCACCGACCGGTCGTATAGCTCCCTTATCCTGCGGCGAAGCTCTTCGATCTCACGCTGCTTGTCCGTCATGCGTATGGCTTCTTGTGCACGGTGATCACCACCTTGCGACCAGGCACCTGCGGCAGCATGCCGCGCACCAGCTCCTCAGCCTCGTCCAGCGTGGTGTCGGCCTCGGGGCCGCCCCGGATGGTGATCGAGTAGAGCCGGTCAGGGTGCCGCTCATCGATGCGACGCAGCACCTCGGCCAGCTCGGCCAGCTCGTGCGCCTCGAAAATGCCGGTGACGCTGATGCCGATTGGTAGGTAGGGACTAGTCATGCAGCGAGGCTAGCGGCGGCAGCGTGGATTTACCAGCCCTCGGGATGTGCCTGGATGGGCTGCGCGTTGCCCGCCGGGGGGTGGTGGGGGGCGGCGTCGGGTGGTAGTTGCTCGGCAGGTGTAATTGGCGCGCCTTGCACTTCACGCTCAGCACGCTGCGGTTCAGCCGCGCGGCGATCTCCGGGTTGTTGTGCCCCGCCTGGCGCAGCTCGCGCAGCAGCTCGATATCGCGTTGCGTCCAGTTGCCCTCGCGCATGGCATTGCCTCTACGGCCGGATGATGATCAGGCGGCAGCTGGCGTTGAGGTCCGACACGATACCGTTGGTGCGTTTGGACTGGATCTCGGTGTTGCCGATGATGTCCCACTCAGAGATCGTCGCCTCGTTGGCCAGGTCGATGTTCACCGGGCTGCCCGCGCCACCCAACTCCGGCGCGGCACGCCATAGGGGGATGACGAACGTGCCGTCGCTCGTTTGGTAGAGATCATAGTCGGCGCCCGCCGGCAGGCCGGAGACGGTGACGTCGAGGCGGCCGGGCTGGAAGGTGGGGCGGCCCCTAGGGTCGGCACACAGGCGGCATAGCGTTTGGAAGGCGATGGCCGCTGGTCTTGGGTTCTGGGCGTTGGTGGGGAAGAGACCGCAGACGTAGTCCTTGCCGTAGTCGAACAGGGCATACCACCACGTCATGACGTCCTGCTTGGCGGCGATGAACAGGGTGAGCAGCATGTAGAAGGCGTCCCTCTGGCCGCTCCAACCCGGCTGGTCGGGTTTGCAGCCGCTGTGGTTGTAGAGCGTGGGATGGAATTCCGTCAGATGACTGGGGTGTCCGTAGGCTTTGACAATGCCGGCAATGTATTCGCTGGCGCTGTATCCAGTGTTGGGGACGCCGGGGCATGAAGGTGGATAATAATGCCCGTTGCCGAGGTGCATGGCGGCGTTGATCGCAGCGAGGCTGGCACCACAATAGCCGGTGATCCACCCCTCCGGATGAGGTGTGCCTGCGACAATGCTTGGGCCAAGTATCTCCGCGCTAACTCCTCCACCCCACACGGCATCTTGGATCGCCTTGGTCTGTTCAACAGGAACTTCGCCTGATCCGAAATCCGTGTTGGGTTCGTTCAGACCTTCGACCCAGGCAATACCACAATTTGGATCGGTCGCGAGAGAAAGCATGCTGGGCACGTCTTTGGTGCCGGCGTTGGCACCGGGGCAGATCGCTGAGCGCGTGCCGGGGATGGCAGCGCAGATCTGGCTGAGCCATGGGCGCTGATGCGCCTCGCGGCCCTTGTAGTGATACTCCCGCAAGGGCAGCGCGTAGCCGGTGTCGGCGGTGAGGAATTTGAGAGCCGCAATCACTTGCTCGGGGCGGTAGTCGGCCGGCCAGCTGCCCCATTGGTTGTGCTCGTCCATCGAGCTGAACGTGTTGACGCCGAAGTATTCGATGAGGTCGACAGCGCACTTGGCTTGTTGGCCGGTGCCTGGGTCCGGGGGTTCGGGTTCGGGTGGGATCGGCTCGGGGGGGATCGGTGTGGGGGCGCCCTCCAGGGCGGTGACGCGGGCTTCAAGGGCGGCGAATTCATCGGTGGTGGGGACGGTGACGGGCATGGGGGATCCTTGGTTATGGGCGCGCGGGCGGGAGGGTTTCCATCGGCTGCAGGGCGTCCTGTGGGACGAAGTAGGCCGGCAGCCGGTTGCCATACGACCGTAGATACGCCGCGCACTTGCCGTCAGCGCCCCTGATCCAGCCGCAGAGGGTGAACACCGGGGCGCGGCCGGTGACCAGCACGAACACCCGCTCGTCGGCGTCATCCGACCGGATGATCAGGTCGTAGGCAGGCTTCGAACGCGTGCGCACCTCAAAGCCCAGGACGTCGGTGTCGTCCTTGTAGGTGCCGATCGAGCCAGGCCAGAAGCGCCCCGTCCCCTGCGCCGCCGCCTGCTCGCCACAGGCGCCCTCGATGTGCAGCCCCCAGCCATCCACATCGCCGTTCAGCCCGTGCCGGTTTTTGGAGCCGGCCTCGATCGCCTTGAGCTGGCGCATCAGGCCGATATTGGCCGCCAGGAAGAACTGGGACTGCGTCAGGCGCACGAGCATGTATATTCCGGTGTATATTGGGGATTATGCTCCGACCGTGGTGCGCTTGTCGTAGACCGAGACGCCGCCATCGAGCGCCTGGATGACCTTGCCGAGGCGCATGCTGGCGTCTTCCAAGTGGCGGTATGCCAGCATGATGTTGGCGGTAACCTCGCCATCGGGGGCGTCGTCCCTGATCGAGAGCACGCACTCGGCGGTTGCCTTGAGACTGGCGCGGACACCGTGCACCGCCTGGATGGTTCTGATCTCATTGGACATGGAACGATCCCTAAAATTGGGGGAAAAATTCTTGATAGGTGCACCGGTCCCGGCTGACCGGCGAAGGGGGGGGTTCACGACGCGCGCAGCAGCTGCTCGTGACAGCGCCTGGCAGCCTGCGTGTAGGCCCAGGCACGCGTGCGGTGGCGCACCGACAGCGATGGTCGGCCAACGATGACGGCAGCATCAGCGCTGCGGTGCTGCCGCTCAGCCGTGGCGCGGAACTCCTCGACCAGGCGCGCCAGCTCCTCGGCCTCGATGCGGTCAGCATGGGGTGTGGCAGATGCAACCATAGGTTACGTCCAGTCGCCTGGATTATTACGTCCGATAAGATCCCTTTGCGGACGTGATAACGGGAAACCCGCAGCCGGCCGCCATTTGCCCTATGCTACCAGAAGTTGTAGCTTACAGGTGTCAGGAGCCGACAGGCTACCAGTTGTCGTACCAATCGCGATCGCGTTTGTTGAGCAGCCAGGCCCAGCCGACCAGCACCACGCAGCTGAGCAGCAGCCAGACCACGAGCACGATGGCGAGCAGGTTAATCACGACAGCGCAGCGATGGCTGCAGCTTCGCGCGCAATGACATCACCCAACAGCATTGCTGACCACACCATCCGCATGCTACCGCAGCAGCTGCTATTCCACTCCAACGAGCAGATCACTCCAACGGCGGCGCATCATCGAGCGTCGCCGTCTTTTCGACATCACCATCGATCTGTGGCGCATCACTCATCGCCTCAATCAACGCCTCGCCAACCTGCGTCGCTGCGACAAGATGCAAGACTGTGCCTTCACTTTGCGTGTGAATGCTGACCGAAGGCTTACCATATCCTCGATCCAGCAACGCGATCGCCGCAGCGAGTTTATAACGCGGATCACGCAGGCAATGGACCAGCGTTTTGATCGCATCCACACCATGCGATCGGGCCAATGCCTTGATATCCACCGTGCCATAGCGCTCCACCTCGGTACGTCTACCGATCGGATTACCCGACACACCTTTTTGCCAGTTCGGGTTGCCTTTCCTGGCAATTTCAGGTTTCGTGAGTGTCAACAAAGTCATCCATCCCATTGTTAGTACAAGCAACCTGCGCCTCAGACCGTTACGCACATACGCATGATCAGCGTGCCTTGCGGATCTCGTCGCGCACATCCACCAACCGGTCAGCCACGCGATACAGCGCAGCCGCAACGGCGAGGCCTGCGGCGAGTTGGAAGTCGCCGCTGTCGCGCGCAGCATCATATGCGTTCTCCAGCATTGCTGCTGCCTGAAATTCGTCGGTGCAGTCCTTCAGGCTGATCACGGTGGTTTCGCCTGGCGCTGTGCGCGTGTCATCTGGTTGCGTGCCGCACCCTTCGCTGTCGCCTTCACGCTACCCCGCTTGAGGTCGCCGGCCTTCTGCAGCGATGCCACAGCGATCGGCCAGGCGCTCGACGCCTGCACGCCACGACCCTTGATGCGGTCAACTGCTTTGTCGAGCAGGCCTGGCATGTCACGCCTCCCGTCGTCGCAGATACTGCACATACGCGTCGAGCGAGCTGCGCAGGCTGTGGGCTTCCTGCAACGCCAGCTCGTAAGGGTTGCCAGATTTGCCGTCGCCGATGTCGCGCGCATGCCAGGCGCGAACCACCTGCACGGTGCGCTTGAAGCCATCCCCCGCGCCATTCTTCTTGATCAGCGCTACATCCCTGCAGCGCAACTTCCCCGTCGTGGGTGCGGTCACGACCTCATAGCGGCTGTCGTAATGAGACGGCCTGCCTGGGCGCCTGCCGTCAGGTTTGCGTAGGCTGTCGCTCACCAGAACCGCCCGCCGCCGAACAGCAGCGCCAGCACCACGATCAGCAGCACCACGCCGACGATGCCGATGCCATGCGGGCCGTAATAGCCCGACGAGTAGCCGTAATACCCGCCGAACCCGCCGAACAGCACGATGATGATAATCACCAGCAGCAACAGGTTCATTCACGCCTCCCGCTCGACCAGCTGGTCCTGCCGGATCATCACCTCACGCAGCGCGCCGAACACCAGCAGGCTGATCAGCGCCGTCTCCACGCCCACCTGCAACACCACCGCCGGGTGCCCGGCAAACGCCCCCGTGCCGGGGCTGCAAGGCACCCCAGGCGCCCACAAGCGCCTCGCCGGCTGTCCGATAGCGGAAAACGCCTCCACGCCGCGTAGCGTGCCCTGGAGCGCCTCCACGGCCACGTCCGGCGTATAGACCAGCTGGTTGCCGGCTTTGATCAGCCCCTTGACCCCCGGTGCCTCGCGGATCGGCCCCCACGAGCTGTCTGGGCGGTGCCGGAGGAACAGGTAGCCGCTGAACAACGGCACCGCGACCTTGTGCCACATCGAGCGCACCACGCGGTCCCGCCGCATGGCGGCAACCAGCGGCAGGAACGTCTGGTAGCCGATGTGCTGGAGGTTCTGGTCGGCCCAGCGCTCGGCCTGTGGCCAGGTGCGCACGCAGGTCCAACGCAGTAGCACTGGAGGTGCCCAAGGCGCTTCCAGCTCCGTCATCGGTAGCCGGCATGGTGCCGCCGCGTCAACCATCCGCTCACCAGTGCCGCAGCTTGTAGCGCGGTGCGGTGCTCCACTCCCGGCGGATCGCTTCGATCTCCTCCAGCAGGTCTGGCGACAGCCGCAGCACCGGGCGTGACGCGGCAACCGCTGTCGGTGTCCAGGCTGGATTGTCCTCCTCCGCCGTGCGGCGCCGCTTGTGCAGCGTCACGCCGAGCTTCCGCGCCTGCTGCTGGGCGGCGAGGATGCTGCAGCCGAACAGCTCGGCGGCGGCGCGCGCATCGCTGCCGCGTTCCGCCATGCTCCGCAGCACCCGCAGCTTGTCGGCTGTCCAGCGGATCGTCATGGCGTGGCTGCCGCTACTGAGCGTGCCCGCTGCCGGTGCGGCATCTGGTTCAGCACCTCATCCGGCAGGTATCGCGGCACCGGACGCTGCGGCGTCACCACGTCGATCTGCTCCTCCGGCGTCAGTGCCGGGAAGCGGCCTGGCGGGTAGGCGCGCATCCGCAGCTCCCGGCCGAGCTGCTCCAGCTGCCGCGCCATCTGCGCCGCCATGCGGTCCCGATCCCCCGAGGTCTGCGGCGGGTCATCCTCGGTGATGCGGTCGTCGTTGTCCGCCGCCAGGTGCATCGTCCGCTTGCCGAGGAGGTCGGCGAGGTAGGCGTTGCTCTCGCCGCCGTCAGCGAAAGGGTCGGGCTCGCTGTCAGGCGGCTGCGCGCCAGGTCGCCGCATCGCCTGGTTGGGGGCTGCACCCGCTGGTTGTGTCCCGAGCGTCGGCGCCTTGGGGGGCGCAGGCGGTGGCGTGCCATCGCTTGCTTCCCCTCCATTGTTTAAAACCTTCGCTTCCGGTTGCGCCGCGCCAGCGGCGCTCGTCCCCGCGCACGCGGGGGCGCTCTTAGGTTCTCTTTCTTGGTTATAGTAAGGTTTGGCGGAAATGGCTTCCGGTGTTTCTGTCGGATATTTCCGGTGTCGCGTGCTTACATTTCCGGTGTCGGCTGAGTTATCCACAGGCGACAGCGGAACTGGCTTCCGGTGTTTAGCGGAACTGGCTTCCGGTGTTGCGTGCCCGTTACCGGAACTGGCTTCCGGTGTCATAGCGGAACTGGCTTCCGCTGTCCGTCGCTTGACACCGGAACTGGCTTCCCCAACCTGCGGTCGTATAACCTGGTAGCGCAGGAAGCGTCCGAATGGCTCAATGGCGATCAGCCCGAGCTTCTCCAGCATGGGGGCAAGATCGCGCACACGCCGGGTGGTCAGCCCGGTGTCGAGCGCCAGACAGTGCTGGCTGGCGGTGCAATACGTGTCGCCGTTCTGCCGATCGGCGATGGCGATCAGCAGCATGCGCAGGGCTGTCGAGAGCTTCAGCTCGCGGCCGCGCTGCATGGCCCATCCGAATGCCGGGATGCTCATGGCACACTCCTCTTGCTTCGACGCGAGAGGGTGTGCAAAGGAAGGGGCGGCAGCTCCTTCTTCTGTGCACACCTCCTCGTGCCAATTGACTGACACCAGGCTGGCCCGCCCCTTGACCGGGCGGGCCTTTCTGCTGTCTGGCAAACAGAATCGAGCCGTAGCAAGCAGATCATGGCGCCAGCTCCGCCAGCGGGTTACCGTCCTGCGCCTGCACGCCCTTCCGCCTGTGGGGCCGCTTGGCGCCATTGGCAGCGCCAGGCATCGTCTCGGTGACCACGAATGACGTGGTACGCGGCAGCGGCTCCACAGCGGTCAGGAACGCCGCCCACTGCGCCGCCACCACCGACAGCGCCGAGGTCCACTCGGACGCCTCGGCGTCGTCGAGCCGTACCACGATCGATGCGTGGATTTCATGTGCCATCGTCCCCCCCCGTTTGCCCGTCGATCACCTCGACCTGTAGGCTCTTTGGTATATACACATGGGTGCTGGTCAGGACGTAGCCGGCGCCCTTGCGGCTCTCCAGCTCGCCGCGAAAATGGATCCGGCAGCCCAGCCGGTCGATCAGCCAGCCTTGGACGGTTCCCGGCTCGGTGCCTTTGAGCAGCTTGCCGCTGTAGGCTGGTTGGCCCTCCGCCGCAGC